CATTTAAATATGTGAAGTAATAGGCTTTTACCCTAGTTACCATGGTCCTGCTAATCCACTTTATTGACTTCCTATTGTCAAGAATCCTTTTCTAAAAGCAGGAAGAATCCTTTGCTTGTTTCCCTACTATACCATGTTTAGATTTAAGTGGTAGTATTTAATAGTAGGGTTTTTGTTTAGTAAGAGTTTCCTCCTTTCGCTTACGCCCAACCACAGAAACCCTACCCCTTTTACTTGCATAGTGGTAATGTATGTTATAATAAAATACAAGAAAGGCAATATAAATCAATCCTTCTGGATTAATATATAGCCCTCCTTTCTTTGTTTGTATAGTACTAGCCTCACGCAAGTGAGGCTTTACTATAGGTGGACATAAAATACCTAAAATAAAAAAATTTTTTTCACTTTAATCAGGGGGACGACTATAGTACTTATACCTGGTAAAGTACCAGGGAATTGTATGAGGATACAATTTTGTGATAAGAAAGAAAGGCAATTCATCTTTAAAAAGTAAACAAAGTTATGTGGTGTAACAGTGTAACTGATGGAATGTTTTTGTGACTTGTCATGTTTTTCATTACAGTAAATGGACAGACTGTACGAACAGAACCTCCCTTTGGGGAGGTTTTGTGATATAGTTACACTATGAAATATAAAGTAAAAAAGAAAAAAGTTTCTAAAGGAAAGAAAAAGAAAAAGGTTTACTAATGGCTACATACCAAGGCAAGTCAGTTAAATTAAATTCACCTTCTAGAATAGGAAAAGGCGAACCAGGGTATGGTAGAAAAAAATCTAAAGTGTATGTCCAAAAGGGTGACAAAGTAGTTAAGGTAATGTTCGGTGACCCTAACATGGAAATACGAAAAGATAATCCTGAAGCTCGTAAGAGTTTTAGAGCAAGACATAAATGCGATACTGCGACTGACAAAACCACAGCAAGGTATTGGTCTTGCAAAGCATGGTAGTTTATGACAATAAATGACCAGGAACAGTTATCTAGTAACTTACCTAAGAAGTATCAACTAGCACCTAAAGCTAATCAGAAATGTAGTAACTGTAGTTTCTATGAACCTGCAGGATACTGTACACTATGGAAAGCAACAGTGCAATCATTTGCATGGTGCGCTAAATGGAAAGGTGTTGTAAATGGAAGCTAAAAAAGGTTTGTATCATAACATGAATAAAAGGAAAAGTGCAGGGACAAGTAGGTCTAAAAAGAACTCTACGATTAGTCCTAAAGCGTATGCCAACATGAAGGCAGGATTTCCTAAAAAAAAGAAAACTACTCGTAAGAAAAAGTAATTGACTATTGTAATCCCCTGTCCTAAGTGTGGAGAGGTGTTGTTACCGAAGGACGATATGAAGTGTAAGAATAAAGAATGTGATGGTTATGTCAGATAATAAATTTTGTTATGCTGCAGGTTGTCATAGACCTTTACCCCCTAAAGCTAGAAAGTATTGTTCTAAGCGTTGTTACAACAGAATCAATATGCAAAAGAAAAGAGCAAAAGCTAAAGGTGAAGTCTGGACGCAAGAAGATGACCAGTTAGTTATACCTAGCAAAAAAAATGTACAACAAAGAAGAGGTACAGTATATAAAGATATTGTAGAGTCTGGTTTAGCAGAAGAAATACTTAAAGGTAAAAATACTTTATCAGATGTGGCAAAGATATTAAAAACATCTGTTGCTGCAGTATCTATGGCGTACAACGCATACATTGAAGATTTAGAAAACGAAGCTGCAAAAGATACATGGGAGTTACCACAAGTTGCAGAAAAATCATTACAAGACTTTAGAAATTTTAGAGATAGATATTTTCAAACAGAAACAGGAGAACCATACGAAACTCCAGATTTTCATATTAAATGGATTAATTCTATTTTAGATGCTATAGAACATGGTGAACAACAAATGATATTGTCACCTCCACGACATGGTAAAACAGACTTACTTATACATTTTGCAGTGTGGCTTATTTGCACAAAACCTAACATTCGTATTTTGTGGGTTGGTGGTAACGAAGAGATTGCAAAGAACGCTATAGGTTCTGTACTTGACCAACTTGAAAGTAATGAATTACTAATAGAGGAAATTTGTGGACCTGGACCAAAATTTAAACCAACGAGTAGAACAGGTAAGTCCTGGTCACAAAGTGGTTTTACTGTAGGTACAAGAACAGTTACAGGTATTAAAAGTCCGACAATGGTTGGTCTTGGTCGTGGTGGTAAGATTCTTTCTCGTGACTGTGATTTAATTATTGCAGATGACATTGAGGACCACACTTCTACAATGCAACCTGCGTCAAGAGAGAACACAAGAAGTTGGTGGACTACAACACTATCAAGTCGTAAAGAGGAACACACAGCTATGGTTGTTATAGGTTCAAGACAACACTATGACGATTTATATTCACATCTTTTAGAAAACGAATCTTGGAAAACTATTGTTGAAGAAGCACACGATACAGGATGTACTTTACCAGACTGGGAAGAAGATACACATCAGGACTGTATGTTGTGGTCAGGCAAAAGAACTTACAAGTGGTTAATGGATAGAAAACGAGGTGCAGAAACTACAGGTGGTAGAGCTATATATGAAATGGTTTATCTAAATGTTGCTATGCCAGATGGACTTTCATTATTTGATAGAGTAGAGATAGAAGAATGTCGTGACCAAAAAAGAGATATTGGACACATACCACAAGGTACAAGACTTATTGCAGGACTCGACCCTGCATCTACAGGTTATCAAGCTGCATTTTTGTGGGCGTATGATGCTTCAGAAAATAAATTACACATGGTTGATATGAACAACAATCTAGGTGGCGGTATACCACAAGCATTAGACATTATTAAAGAATGGTGGATGAAATACAATGTATCACACTGGGTTATTGAAGAAAATGGTTTTCAGAAAGCTATACGACAAGATAAAAGCATTAGAGAGTTTGCATCAGGTCACGCTATATTCTTAGAAGGACACGAAACTTACAAAAATAAATTTGACCCTATTTATGGAGTGACTGCTATGCGACCTATGTTTCAAGAAAAAAATATTTCTTTGCCATATCTTAGCTTTGAAGCACAAGAAAAGGTAAACTTATATACGAGTCAGTTAGTGTATTTTAGCTCTGCTAAAAATAAAAGCAAGAGTGTAGGCACTAAAACTGATATTGTTATGGCTAGTTGGTTTCCAATGAGAGCAATTAGGCGTATGCAAAAAGAACGATTTGCTGAGTTGGGATATGATTATAATCCTAGCTTTTCTGGGTATGAACCTAGTAGTATAGATATAGATAATTGGAGATAGATGCCTTTAAATAGTGAACAATTAGCACAAAAAGTAGATTACTTACGAGCTATAAACCAAGAGGGAATGTTAGACAGAACTAGGATTCGTGACATTATGAATGGTGGGGAAGCAGCAGTCAAAGCTCTTCTTGGTGACAAAATGAATGTTGAATATAATCAATTACCTGCACCAAATATGTTTTTAACTGCACTAGATAGATTTGCACAAAAACTAGGTAGAGCGCCAGATTTAAAAGTTGATATTTTAAATGACAATGATTCACAACGAGCTAAAAAGAAATCAGAAAAAGTAGAGAGAATTGTTACAGCATACGATAAATTTAATAAATTACATAAACAATTACCACAAGCAGCAAGATGGCTACCAGGTTATGGTTTTGTAGTTTGGACAATAACTCACAAAAGAGATAGGAATGGTAATCCATATCCTATTGCAGAATTGCAAGACTCTTTTAATTGTTATCCAGGTAACTTTGGTCTTGACCAAGAACCTAAAGAATTAGCAATTATACGAAGAGTACCTCATGGAATACTTGCAGAACAATACCCTGAAGCTAAACAATATATTTATGCACAAAATGAAACAGCACAAGAAAGTGCTTACTCAGTATTAATAGAAACAACTGAACGACAAGGTAGTTGGGCTAACTCAACTGGACAAGGTAAAGTTGTTGTAGAGTTTAGAGATGATGAAGGTACTTACATTTTCTTACCTGAAAATAATAAGATAATAGATTTTATGCCAAACATACTAAAATCAGGTCCTTGCTTTGTAGTTGCTAAAAGATATTCTTTTGACCAAATGCAAAGTCAGTTTCAACACATTACAGGACTTATGGCAAACATGGCAAAGATTAATATTCTTGGAACTATTGCTATGGAAGATGCAGTGTTTACAGAAACAAATATTGTCGGTGAAATAGAATCAGGTAAATATAGAAAAGGTAGAGGTGCGGTAAACTATTTTGCACCAGGTTCTTCTGTATCAAAACCAGTTAATAACTTACCATATCAATTATTTCAACAAGTAGATAGATTAGAAAGACACCTTAGACTTGGTGCAGCTTATCCAGTATCTGATGATGGACAATCACCTAACTCATT